AACGCCTGCCGCAGATACCGCCACATAGACGCTGCCGTTTTCGGTGGCGAGAACAAGGCTGTCTGCCGGTAGGCCGGAGGACGAGTAGCTGCCCGCCACGATTGCGCCGATGAAAATAGCGTCTGTCGTGGCATGGTTGCGCTCCGTGAGGGGCTTGGCTTCTTTGCCGCCCGTGACGGTGCTGTCCATGTCGTGGTCGAGGTAGACCACCACGCCGGTGTCTCCCACCTTTATCCACGGCCTTGTGATGAACCCGCCGCAGCGGGTACACGCCACGGGTACGCCCAAAATAGGCGGCTGGCTCTCATATTTCCCGTTCTGCAAATGCTTCGAGAGCGGCTGAACGTCCACCGTCATCTTCGCGGGGTCAAAAGCCACGACCTTGACGGTAGCCGCCACGCAGATGGATTCCGCAAGCCGCTTGTCGTGGATCTGCTGGTATTCGTATTCGTTGATAGCGGACATTCCGCAGCTCCTTTCTCAATAAGGTTTCAGCTCCATCGAAGTTTCCCAATCGCCCGTCCTGCCGCCCTTGTGGGAGCCTTTCACCACAATGAAACGGCCATTCAGGTTGCTCGACTGGATTTTTACCACCTCGGCAGTGGCTATCCGATAATTGAGCAGGCAGGAACGGGAAATGGTGTCATCGTCCCGGTCCTCGCCGGTTTTCTGGGAGTTCAGGTCAGTCTCATACGGTATCGCTACTTTCTCCTCATCGGCCCTCAGCAGGCCGGTAGCGGAGGTAAGGGTCACGCCGTTGTTGATGCCATCGTCCGCTTTGGTGATGTAGATTTGCCCGGTCGCCCGGATGATGAACCGGCTCTTACACTCGTTCACCACAATCTCCGTCAGCACCTGCTTCAAATTTCCCCGGCACACCCGCCCACGCGGGTAGCTGATGTCCTCAGTCAGCTCGCACTTGGACACCTCCACACCAAAGATATTCAGCAGGTCGCGCACGATGGCAGACGCCTTTATCCCTTTGGCGTAGGTCTTGTTTATCAGGCTGCCGAGTATCTCGTCAGCGCACGGCTGCACCGTCAGGGTTGAGGTCCAGTCGGTGTTGGCCTGTTTGTGTTTCAGGCCGACCACTTTTCCGATGAGGACGCAGCCGACATCGCCCTCATACCCGGCGTTCAGCACAACCGGGTCGTTTTTCTTGATTCCGGCTCTCGTGGCTGCGGAGAGGTTCGTGACCTTTATCGTTGCCACAGGCGGCTCGTCGCTGTCCTCAAACGGGATTTCAAAGGTAAAATTCAGGCCGCCGAGGGAATACTGCTTATTGCCGATGGTGAGCGTCGCGTCCCTGATCCAGAATGCCATGTCACTGCACCGTCCTTTCCCGGAGATACAGTTTCACGTCTTTCCCGAAGTTCTCTTTCGTGACCTCCGAAACGCTGTCTCCTGTGATGCACAGGGGGATGATAACCGGTATCGGGAACCGCTCGTCCTCCACCACGTTGAACAGCGGGCGGGCGTAGCGGACGATTTCACCGAACACAAGGACATTCCCATTTGCGTCAAGCAGGTCTATCGTATAGAACCCACCGGTATCGTTGTACTTGACCGTAAAGCTGAACGTCTTGTCGGTCAGTTTGATGGAGAATGAGTACGGCACTTTCGATGCGTCGATGTTGATGTACTCAATATCTTCATTCAAGTCAATCAGTTGCAGCGCCATACTTCACACCTCCTCAACGCCGCGCCAGACCGTCATAGCCGCCGGTGATCCGCGTGAGCGGAGCGGCGCTGCCGCCCGATACATTTACGGACCTCAGCGCCGCCGCAGCGGTGGAGCTTACGGACTGGATAGCCAAAATTGCCATACCCGTGCTCACTGTTCTGGCAAGCTGCGGGTTCTGGCTTTTCCCCGCGTCTTGGCTCGTCATGGCAAGCTCAGCATCCATCGGAACAAACTCCGATGAAGTTATCTGCACCTGCTTGAGTGTGGCCGAAAAAGACGCGCCGTGCCGGTTTTTATAAGACCGGTCAAACTTTAAGCTGGTGAAAACG